GCTGACTTCAGAGTTCTATACAGATTATTCAGACCAGATTCTAGTGAAATTACACAATCTTATGAATTGTTCCCTGGTTATGATAACCTAAAGGACACTGATGGTGATGGATTTGGTGATGCAATCATTGATCCATCTTTGAATAGTGGAAGATCAGATGCTTTTGTTACGGCAAATCCTGTAGGACAATTTTCAGAATATCAATTCTCAATTAATGATGTAGATCCATTTACAGGTTTCATTATTAAAATTGTTATGTCCAGTAGTGATGAAGCAAATCCACCAAGATTTAAAGATTTGAGGGCAATTGCGTTAGCATGATAAGAGTTGAAGGTTATCAAAATTTGTATCGTGATCCAGAAACTGGAGCAATTGTAGATTGTGATACTGCAGAATATGCAAAATATATTACTATGAAGAATAGAAAGAAACAGCAACAAGAAGAAATTCAAATGTTAAAGACTGAACTTTCTGAAATTAAATCTTTATTAAAGGAGATTATCAATGGATCCAAATCAAATTAGTTTAAGTGATGTCAACAAACTTTTTGAATATGAAAAAATGAGTAGAGAAATTGATACTTGTGAAGATCTCGAAAAACTTCGCAATTTGACAAAATCTTACATAAAACTCTACATGAAGCAACAAGAAGTTTTAAAAGATTTGAATCTGGCTCCTTCATAAATAGTTAAAATTATTAGAATATTCAAATGTCTGCTGTTTATGTTAACAACTTAGTTATTAATACAGGAGTAGACTTTGAGCAAATTTTTACCTTAGCTAGTAGTTCTGGCAATAGTGCCCTAGATCTTCATGGTTACATTGGTGAGGCTAAGTTGGGTAAGCACCCATATAGCACGAATAAAATTGGTTTTGGAGTAACTTTTTTAGTACCATCTGAGGGAATACTTCAAATAAGTTTGACTCAACAACAAACTGCAGCATTAAAAGAAGGTAGATATGTATATGATGTAGTTTTAGATGATGGTTCTAAAAAAACCAAGGTCGTTGAAGGAATGGTATTTGTAAGAAAAGGAGTTACTTACTGATGCCTCGTATACCAGTAAGGATAGGGCAAGAAAACAGAATAAAAGTTATAACAGCATTTGGGGCACCAGATCTTCCATACTTAGCAGTTAATGCTACAAATGTTGTAGGCGGCATTGTAACTACCACAGAGTTAATCGTTGATGGTTCTGCAGAGTTTCTTGGAATAACTACATTTTCAGGAGACCTTTATGCTCAAGGGGACTTTCAAGTTGATGGCACTTCAAGATTTGTTGGCAACGCAATTTTTTATGGTGGTGTCTTAGGTCTCGGTAATACTACTACAGATAATATTGTTTTTACTGGTGAAGTAAATTCAAATATTATTCCAAATTTAGATAATACTTATGATTTAGGTTCTTCATCTCAAAGATGGAGAACTTTACATGTTGAAAATATTGCTTTAACTGGTATTACAACAGTTCAAGCAGGAGTTGGAAATACATATGGTATAGCATATTTCGGACCAAATGCAGAAATTGTTGCAACTGCAACTCCTTCTGTTGGTATTCAAACTACTAATTTGTTATTAACAACAAATGAAAATAATATTCCCGTTTGGACTGACAGTATAGATGGAGGATTCTACTGATGGCACAACCTTCTTCAAGGCAAGGATTAATAGACTATTGTTTAAGGCAACTTGGAGCACCAGTATTAGAAATTAATGTTGCTGATGAGCAAATAGATGATTTAGTTGATGATGCTCTCCAGTACTTTTATGAGCGTCATTTTGATGGTGTTGAAAAAATGTATTTGAAATACCAAATAACTCAGGCAGACTTAGATAGAGGAAGAGCAAAGGCACCTAATGGTGTTGGAATAGTTACAACATCTGGAACTTCTGTTGGTGCGGCAAGCACATCATTTAATTTTTACGAATCCTCAAATTATATACAAGTTCCAGATTCAATTTTAGGTGTCGAAAAAGTTTTTAAATTTGATACTAGTTCAATTAGTGCAGGAATGTTTAGTATCAAATATCAATTATTTTTAAATGATTTATACTATTTTAACTCTGTGGAACTTCTTCAATATGCAATGGTTAAGAGTTACTTAGAAGATATTGATTTTCTATTATCTACTGACAAGCAAATTAGATTTAATAAAAGACAAAATAGACTATATTTGGATATTGATTGGAATTCAAAATCAAAAGATACTTGGATTGTATTAGAATGCTATAGGATTTTAGATCCAAACACTTTTACTAAAGTATATAATGATAGTTTCTTAAAAAGATATTTAACTGCTTTGATTAAGAGACAATGGGGTCAAAATTTAATTAAGTTTAGAGGCGTAAAACTTCCTGGCGGAATAGAACTTAATGGAAGAGAAATTTATGAAGATGCTGAAAGAGAGTTACAAGATCTTAAGCAAAGAATGTCAACTGAATATGAATTACCACCATTGGATATGATAGGATAATATTATGGCACTAAATCCATTTTTTAGTCAGGGATTATCTTCTGAGCAAAATTTAATTCAAGATTTAATTAATGAGCAACTAAAAATTTATGGTGTAGATGTTATGTACATCCCAAGAAAGATGCTTGGGACTGATAAAATTTTGAAAGAAGTTCAATCTTCTAAATTTGATGATAACTTTATTATTGAAGCATATGTCAATAATTATGAGGGATATGCTGGAGCTGGAGATATCATGACAAAATTTGGAGTTTCTTTACGAGATGAAGTTACTCTAACAATTTCTAAGGAAAGATTTGAAGAATTTATCGCACCTATTTTATCGTCAATCTACAACCCAAATCTTTTATATAATGATCCAGATGAAACAGAATTAGTTGTTAGACCAAGAGAAGGAGATTTAATATATTTCCCATTAGGACAAAGATTATTTGAAGTAAAGTTTGTAGAGCATGAAAAACCTTTTTATCAGTTAGGTAAGACATATGTATATGAATTAATTTGTGAACTCTTTGAGTATGAAGATGAAATTATGGATACATCTATACCAGAAGTTGATGAGTTAATTAAAGATGTAACTACAACATTATATCTTATTGATGATGATTACGCACAAACTGCAGTAGGAAAGGTTGGAGTTACTACTTTTGGAACTGGATATGTACAAAAAATTGTACTGCTCAATGATGGTAATGGATATGTTGAACCACCTATAGTATCAATTTCAACTTCTCCTGTAGGATTATCCAGAGCAAATGCAAGTGCTGTTGCAATAACAACATCTATTGGTGATGCATATTCAATTTACGAAATTCTTCTTACTAATACTGGATATGGATATACCACTCCACCAACGATTTCAATAATTAGTCAATCTGGCAAAGGGTCTGGTGCTATAGCTACCTGTGTAATTAATACTACAGGACTTATTGGTATAACGAGTGCTTATCTAACCAATCCGGGACAAGGATATTTTACGACACCATCAGTTACGGTTAATCCATCTCTATCTGGAATAGGATCCACAAATGCAATTATTGTTGCAAATATTGTAGATACAAATGTTGGAATTATAACCATAGGTATAAGAGATGCTGGATATGGATATAATCCAGAATATGACGATCTTAATAGGTTAATTTCACCAACCATCACAATATCACAACCATCAGCAATTACAAACAATGCTGGAGTTGGTACATATCAATACAATGAAATTATTACTGGTTCTATATCTGGTGCCACGGCTAGAGTTAGAGATTGGAACATAAATAGTAAACAATTATTAATTTCAATTGTATCCGGTGATTTCATAAAAGGAGAATCTATAGTTGGTACAGCATCAAGTGCCTCATGGGTTGTTAGAAAATATGACAACTATCTTACAGAAGATCCATATGCTCAAAATGATGAGATTGAAAATGAAGGGATAGACATTATTGATTTTAGTCAAGATAATCCATTTGGAGTTTATTAATGTTAGGAAATTATTTTTATCACGAAATTATTAGAAAAACTATCATTGGATTTGGAACTTTGTTTAATGACATTCATGTCAAACATAAAGATGATGATTCAAATATAATTAGTGAATTAAGAGTTCCTTTAAATTATGGACCAGCCCAAAAATTCTTGGCAAGAATTACTGAGCAAAAAGATTTGAATAGACCCTATCAAATTACATTGCCAAGAATGTCGTTTGAGCACAACAGTATTACATATGATGCAACTAGAAAAACATCAATAACTCAAACATTTAAAGCTGTTGATGGGCAAAACCTTAAGAAAGTTTTTATGCCAGTTCCTTATAATATTGGATTTGAATTAAATATACTTTCAAAATTAAATGATGATGCCCTACAAATTGTAGAGCAAATATTACCATATTTTCAACCATCATTCACAATTACAATAGATCTTGTGGATGCTATTGGCGAAAAGAGAGATATACCAATTATTTTAGAAAATATTAGTTTTCAAGATGATTATGAGGGAGACTTTTCAACCAGAAGAGCAATAATATATACATTACAATTTACAGCAAAAACCTATCTATTTGGTGCAATAGCAGATACTTCTGAAGGACTGATTAAAAAAGTTCAAGTCGATATGTCATCCAGCACAAATCTATCTACTGCAAAGAGAGAAATGCGGTATACAGCGACTCCCAAAGCACTTAAGGATTACAATAATGATGGTCAAATAACACCTGCTGATGATCCATTTGTTATTCCAGGGGATGATTTTGGATTCAATGAAGATTGGGAAGATTTTGCAGATTCTAAAACTTATAGCCCAACTCTACAAACAGACATTTAAGGTAATATTATGAATGATAGTTTTGAAAAAATTAATCAATCTCTAAACATTAGTTCGGAGATTGTTGCAGCAGAACCAGAGAATATTTCTATTGAAAAGGTAACATCATCCCATGATGATATTAAAAAAGATTATGAGTATACTCGCGCCAATTTGTATTCATTAATTGAAAAGGGGCAAGAGGCAATTAATGGAATTATGGAACTTGCAGGTGAAGGTGGAAGTCCAAGGGCATATGAAGTTGCTGGACAATTAATTAAAAATGTTGCTGATACAACAGACAAACTAATTGATTTGCAAAAGAAGTTAAAAGAGGTTGAGGAGGATTCTCCAAAAACTACAAATAATGTTACCAACAATGCATTATTTGTTGGGTCTACCGCAGAGTTATCAAAACTACTAAAGCAAGGTTTTCTAAATAATAAGGAAGAGAAATAGTATTAATGAAAGATCCAAAAGGTCCTGTTAAAGCATATAAATCTCCAGAGGAACTTGCTAAAAAGCATAATCTTCCTTTAGAGACTATTATGAAGCAGGTAGAAATTGGAACTAAAGTTGAAGGTGAGCATACCACGAGCAAAAGTGGTGCCAGAATTACTGCTCTTCAACACATTGATGAATTTCCAGATTACTATACAAGATTAAAAAAGGTTGAAAAAATTAAAGAAGGAAATTTACATAAGTGGTTCAAAAGTAAATCAAAAGATGGAAAACCCGGTTGGGTAAACGTTGTAACTGGTGGTACTTGCGCCAGTGATGAACCTGGAGAAGGTGTTCCCAAATGCGTGTCCTCTGAGAAGAGAGCAAGCATGACAAAGGCAGAAAGACTTTCTGCAGCAAGAAGAAAAAAAGCAGCAGATCCAGGGCAACAAGAAAAGTCTGGGGCAGCAAAACCAACTTATGTTTCTACCGATAAACCAAAGAAAAAGATGAACGAAGAATCTGACGTTAAAGGAAAAGGTAGTGGCAAAAAAGATGCTTGCTATCGTAAAGTAAAAGCAAGATATGATGTTTGGCCAAGTGCATATGCATCTGGAGCACTTGTCAAGTGTCGTCAAAAAGGTGCTGCAAATTGGGGAACTAAATCGGAAGAAGCAAATATGACCAGGTATTGCCCAAAATGCCAAAAAGATGAGACTAGAGAAGAGTGTCAATATGGTCCACAATTTTGGGATACTTTTTCTTTACCTTCAAAACCAAAGTTAACTTTTAATCAAATGAAATATAACATAGCAACAGTTCATCCAGCAAACGAACAGGTCATTCCAGAAAATCATATTGCAATTGCAATGGGAAAAGAAATGGATGATGAGGGAAATATGATTATGAGTCAGATTGATCAGTTGGAAATGCATTGTAAGAGACTGAGAGAAGTTGTCAAATCTCCAACCATGCAAGTTCCTGCTTGGGTGCAATCTAAAGTGACTCTTGCTACAGATTATATGGATGCTGCAGCAAATTACATGTCAAGTAAGAATGAAAAAATCAAAGAGAATATATCAATAGAGGATTCTGACGGAAATACATTTGCAGAAATTGTAAATATAATTGGACCAAATGATATAGAACCAGTAGTAGATGAAGAATGCTGGAAGGGTTATACTCAAAAGGGAATGAAGAAAAAAGGTGATAGAGTAGTTCCAAATTGCGTTAAAGAAGGATATTCGAATTGGAGAGAAGAACTTCAAGAGGATTGGCAAAAAGTTAATCGTAAAGATAAAACTGATGGGTTAAGTCAGAAGGCTGTAAATGCTTATCGCCGCGAAAACCCAGGTTCTAAACTACAAACTGCAGTAACTGAAAAAAAGCCTACGGGAAAAAGAGCACAGAGAAGAAAAAACTTTTGTAGTAGAATGGGTGGAATGAAAAAGAGATTAACTTCTGCAGAAACCGCAAGAGATCCAGATTCAAAAATCAACAAAGCCCTTCGTCGTTGGAACTGCAACTAATGAAATCTTTCAAACAATTTTTATCAGAAAGTATCACCATTAATGGTGATTTTAACGGAACTCTAAATGTAGGTTCCTCTCAACCAGAACAAGCAAGCGAATCTTTCCTTGCTGATGTAGTTTGGCAGGGTAAGATTTATCGTATGGAAGTTGAAGGTAAGATGATGAGTAAGAATGAACTTGCAGAACAACTGCAAGATGAATATCCAGGTGCAATAGTTCATAACATTTATCCTAACTTAACTAGTTCAGTAAAAGTTAAAAACGCACAGAGATATCAACCAGAAAGATTAGCATGGGGTGAGTGATTCATGGCTCAGTGGAATAAGAATACACAAGACTTTCTAAACCAAGAAAGAACTTTATTTGAAGTTTTTAACATCGCAGATCACTGGGGAAACCAGACAGACTGGAGACCTCAGTTTTCTAATAACAATAGACTCAAGATTTCTCCATACCAAACAGTTTTCTTTAATACTTTTCAGTATGGTAAGGAGACTGACGTTTGGGATGAGAGAGTAGTTGGAGTTGGAACCGCAACTTGGAATCAATATTCCAGTAATGTAACTATGCAAGTGGGTTCCACCGGTGGCAGTAAAGTCATCAGGCAGACCAAGAATGTGATGAGATACATTCCTGGTAGACCTGCAACACTTGCGTTTGCAATTCGTCTTGACAATCCACAAGTAGGTATTCGTAGAAGATTTGGATTGTTTGATGAATATAATGGCGCATATTTTGAGGATAATGGTGGATCTTATTCTTATGTAATTCGCACCACTACATCTGGCATCACTACAGAAACAGCAGTAGGTAGAGATAATTGGAATGGAGAAAAGTTTGATGGTAATGGTTGGACTGGTGTAACTGCAGATCCAACAAAACAACAGATGATTTCTATCAATTATGAATGGTATGGTGCAGGAACTGTAGAATTCAATTGGTTAATGGAAGGTGAGACAATTAATAGTCATACTTTTTATAACTCAAATACCAATAATAGAGTTTGGTGTTCCACTCCATTCCTTCCAATTCGCCTTGAGATTGAGAATGTAACTGGTGTTGCAGGAACTCATTACATGTATCAGGGTTCCAATTCTCTGATTCAAGATGGTAATGTAGACAAACTCGGAACTCTTCTGAGTCAGTCTAACGGCATTACTGGTACTACAATGACATTAGCAAATACATTTTATCCAATTGTAAGTTTGCGTCTCAAATCATCTACTCTTAATTCAGTAATGCTTGTAAGATCTTTGCAGGCAGTAACTAATGATAACACTAATGTGTATTGGAAACTTTTGCAAAATGCAACATTGACTAACCCAAATTGGACAAATCACGCGGATGTAGATTCATTTGTTCAGTATGATACTTCTGCAACTGCACTTTCTGGTGGTAGAGATATTCTTTCTGGATTCGTGGTTTCTGGTGGTTCTAATTTGATTGAGATTGATAGACTTGCAGATTTGCAACTTGGAAGGTCTGGCATTGGAACAATCAGTGATACGATTACACTCGCTTGTGCATCTCCAAACGTAAACAAAGCAGCACTTGCAGTATTGAACTGGATTGAACAGAGGTAATTTATTATGAGTGAAGTTTATCTTGGTAATCCTAATTTAAAAAAAGCAAATACTCAGATTGAATTTACAGAAGAACAAATTATTGAGTTCTTAAAGTGTAAGGAAGATCCCGTTTATTTTGCTAGAAACTATATTAAAATTGTCTCTCTGGATCATGGTCTGGTTCCTTTTGAAATGTATCCATTTCAAGAAAAACTGATCCAGAATTTCCATGAAAATAGATTTAATATTTGTAAGATGCCCCGACAAACGGGTAAATCTACGACTTGTGTTTCTTATTTGTTACATTATGCAGTTTTTAATGATAACGTTAATATTGCCATTCTGGCAAACAAAGCATCGACAGCAAGAGATCTGCTTCAAAGATTGCAACTAGCATATGAAAATCTACCCAAGTGGATGCAGCAGGGTATTATATCCTGGAACAAAGGTAGTTTAGAATTAGAAAATGGCTCCAAGATTTCATCTAACTCTACTTCTTCATCTGCTGTCCGAGGCGGATCCTATAATGTCATCTTTCTTGACGAGTTCGCTTTCATCCCGAATCACATTGCTGATGACTTCTTTGCCTCTGTTTATCCTACTATTTCTTCTGGACA